ATTGTTTTAAATACGGCGTGCCATCGCTTCTATTACCTTTTACTTTTTTAGGAGTCAGTGTACCAACACCTAAAACTTCATGAACCCACATGAGAACTGATCTATCGGTCATCGTGATTTCCATGCTAATACGCATAGAATTAGATAACCGATATCCAGGTTTACCATTGTGTTTTTTCTTCTTTTCTATCCCACGTCTTATATGAATTGATCCTTCACCATCAAACAAACCTGCGATATACGCTTTGTCAACATCTTCCATTAATGTATTGACATCCCTTCTTCCTCAAACTCAGAAAAATCTTCATTACCATAGTCATAGATTTCTCCTTGAGAATCACAGTCCCAGCATTGATGAATCATGTCTTCTTTCTCCATAATGCATGCGACTTTTACATAGCCATTACCTTTACAGGTAGGACATACGTAAACCTTCTTAACTTTTTTTGAACTTGCCATTTAATTTCTTCGCTTTCTCGTTTGCTATTGCTTCTATTGTCTTTGCTACGCTTAGTTTTGCATCAGGTAATATTATCTTTGATAACTTATCCAAAGTAGCGTATGTTTCTTTACTTAAAGAAACGTTTTTGTATTTAGTCATGTCTGTCATGTTTACTTCCTTTCATGTTAAGGTAGACTATATAGTGCATTATGTAGGATTGTCAATGACAAAATTTATATTATTAATGGTTTTGTGTTCAGGGGTAGCACAAAATGACTGTAAGGTTATACCCACCAAAGAAAAATTATTTGATGACTACCATAGCTGCATAGTTTATGGTTATAGTTATTCACACAGAATAATTACAGAATTTGATCCAGAATGGGTCAACAGTATGGAAGTCTATACAAAATTTTCGTGTAAAGTTGACAAGGTAATTTAATTATGTTAGTGGGTTAAGAATCTTCTCACCATTACCTACCCTTACTATTCCCTCTTTAGGGTAGGTGTTTTAAAAATAATTAATATTTATATTAAATCTAGCATGTTGATCCGTGCATGTTGTGCTATTGTGTTTTTCACTTGGGTCAAAAAACAAAGCTTGGTTTTCTTCAGACTTAATAAATTTTTTACCAATTATTGTACCTCCATTACAAGTATTTAATGATAGTAAACAACCTTTGTGTTTAAATTTATTATCAACATGTGTATTATGATTTAATATTTTATCCGTTCTAGGATATAAATTTACTTTAATTAATATTATGGCCTTACATTCAATTATGTTTAATAAAGGTCTTAGCAAATCATAACCATCAGTATTTACAGACAAGACATTACTACCATTAGCAGAAAATACTATATGATTAAAATAAAAATGCTTTGTATTAATTTTATCCGTAGGGTTAGAAACTTTACTTTGGTAGTAGTAAGGTCTCCAAGGATTAATAAAATAATCTTGTATTTTTTTAAAATACTCTTTGTCTAAAAAATTTTTTTTTATTTTCATATCAAACCAGCTGCTTTCCGTGCACGTACTTACAGCCGGCCAAACTCCAGGTTGCTACCTTGCGGTCATCGCTAACGTACAGGGAAATGCCATTGGCAAGATTTGGACGCCCTTGAGCTTTCAATTCAATTCTATTTACAGATGCAGCCATAAAAATTACCGCTTCCATCATTCATTATATGTAGATTTAAACTATCTACGTAACTTGTTAGTTTTAGTCTTAGTATCTCGCACAGATCCATGCAGTCTACTTCTGCCAATAACGAGATATGTTCCGTCATCTCTTTTGTAACAACTACTAACTGATACAATCCGTCGTTTTGTATTATTAACTCCATTAGCCCACTCCTTTATTTTTTCGTGCCATAACTTTTTAAGTTTTGGGTCTTTTGTTTTGTTGTATTCTTTTGCCAGGTCGTCTAGATGGTCTTGTGTAATCATTAACTTTTGTCCCCCACTCTATAATTGTTTTGGCACCTGGTGCTTTTAAATCTATGTTAACACCAAAAGATCTCCATGCCTTTTTCATTAAATTTAATTCAAGTAAAAGACTAGACCACTGACCTTGAGCAGCACCTGTTACTTTAATTGTTATATTTTTTTCTTTCATATCCTATATATAGGATAATTTAGGATACTTGTCAACCCTGGCCTTTGTATCTTTTTTGAGATTTCTGACGTTTTTCTTGTTTATTTTTATTTTTTTTATGTTGACGAGGCCCACGTTTTTTAGGTTTGTCACGGGGTGTGAAGAATTTAAAACTTTGTTTAGCCATCTTTCCATTCTTTTACAAATGGTGTAGCTCCATCTTTAGGTGAAGTCATGACAGGTAGATAAGTTATTTTACCATTTATATGTTGTTGTAGATCAGACCCACAATTCATACATCTATATAGTTCAGGAGATAAACTAACTAACATAGTATACTCATCACACGTTGGACATTTACCATTTACTATTTCTGCTGATACTTTCATTACTCTAATATTAGCTTTTTTATCGACAAAGATCCATCTATATTTTTTTCGAGCTCAGCCATCGACTTTATGCAAGTGTAATTTATGTTATTATTTTTATTAGTTCTCATTGCGACACGTTTGCCTTTTAGACATTGAGACATAGACTCTTGTATTCTATGTTCCTTGATCTCTCCGTTGACAATCATAAGTAAAGCTACAACCAACTCTGTCATAATGTTTTACCTTTGTTGATGCCTTGCTTTATTACGTATTTTTGTGTACCATTCTTGCCGGTTTCTACTTCTTTTTTTAAATCTTTATGTAGGCGTTGTCTTGTAACAGTTCTTTTCATCTCTGCTATATAATCAAATATTTTTCTAGTAACTCTTTCCATTTTCTCTTACCTTATCTTTCAATCCTTCTATATCTTCCAATGCTTTATCTAATTGTTCTCTTAAAAATTCTATGTTGACTTTGTTGGTCATGTTCATTTCTTGAGTCTCTTCCATCTTCTCTACGGTCTTGTACAAATCCTCAATTAAAAAATGTTGTTCCTGATCCGTGGGCACTTGTTCAGATTTCTTTAACAAATCATTTTCAAACAACTCACGTGATGTCTCTAACGATACAAGTCTTGAAGTCAGCTCTGTGTATGCGAACACGCCCATTCCAACAAGAATTATTAGAGAGGCTACGGTCTTCATCGGCATCTGCACAGCTGCAGACTCTGATATGTTTAATGGTTTGTTACTCATCTTTAGGTCCTATAAACTTGTCGCCCATAAGTTTGACGTCAGGATTTTCTTGTTTATAATCATCTTTAATTGCGTCCCAATAACTTCCTTCAGGTTTAATAATTTTATCATCAGGAATAACTATACCAGAACATTTAGAAACTAACAATTTGAAGTTAGGGTTGTTGTTTAAAGTGGGGTTTTTATTGACTTTTCCGCACATTTTCATCAATTCTAGCTGTTGTTTTAACTCCATATTTTCTTGTTGAACAGCTTTAAATTCATCAGTGCAGGCTGAACCTAAATAGTGTCTCCAAGTTAAACGTAAGGACCTATCATCAGAAGGGCTACTATAATTATTATCAGGATTAAAGTGTCGATACCTAGACTCCGAGTCTCTTTGGTCGATTGATATGCTAAAGTCACCAGTGCTACAAGTATTAGTACCGTTATTGAGATACTCATTTCTACTGTGTGCAGGTTTTATAAAACATAACAACACAAATAAAATAATTAATGCACCTGTAAAATAATAATTCATCCTGGCTATCTCCATAGTACATCCTAATAATTAATTTCCCGGTTAAGATCTTTGATATCGTAACTGTGTTCTCTAACTTGATCTGCTAGTTGTCTGTATAAATTTTCTGCCATCTGCCATGTTGCTTCAGCAGAAGATAGTCTTGTATTGATATCTGTAATATTTTTTTCTAATACACTTACGTCTCTTTCAAGATTAGTAAGTCTTAATTCGTTTTGATTAATAGTGTCAGTAAGATTTACAATATAACGAACACCAGTAAAAGTTCCGACTAGGACTGACGCCACAACCGGAACCATTACGATATTTTTTTTTAATAAATCTACTAAATTCATTACTTAACAATGTAAGCTACAACAAGAATAGCAACTACAAGACATTCGATCTTGTGGTCTGACCAGTAATGCATAACTTTACTTTTCATTTTATTAATCATTTTTTTTCTCCTCTATTTCATAGAAGAACTTGTCTGTATCTTCTGTACGCCAAGCCCTGCTATCTTCTACATTCCATTCAGAAGTCTGCACTTTCCAGTCAGGAGTACTATCTTTCACCGTGAAAGAAGGTATGTCCCATATACATCGATTGTTAGGTTGTGCTGCAAAATTGCCATCATCTAAGGCAATTATGTGAGCGCACTTATGTTCGTGCGGAATCTCTGAATGATCAGTGTCGAGTATATTAGACTCTGGATGTGCAAAGTCAACTGTAAATAAATATTTTCCAGGATGCCATTTTTTATCTTTTCCGATATACTTACCGGCTTGTCCGTCTAAAATATCCCAACGATGGACAGAAGGATAATAAGAAAAACAATTCCAGAGCTGTAGTTCATCAAGTCGTCTTGCGGGCACTCTGGATGGTTCAAATCCCTGTTGAATAAACGCGCTAATTGGTAAGCGATAAAATATTGCACCGTTTTCCATAATAGCATGAAATAATATAGCACGACCTGTAAGAGCGCTAAGACCAAACACAATGCAGTCTTCAACTTCTCCGTGATGTTTTTTACAATCATATAAATACTCTCTTTTTATTTGTGCATAGGTTGCTGGTATGTTTGCATTTAAGTAAGCCATAATTATTCCTCATTTATATTACCCCAGTTTGGTCCAGATTCATAGTCCACCTTATTTTTAACCACTAAAGGTATTGCAGTCTCCATTGTTTCTTGAACCGTGATCCGTGTTGCTTGATCCTTGATGGATACACAAAGCTCATCGTGTATCTGTATGTGAGGAACTATACCTTTTTCATATAACAAGACCATTGCCTTTTTTGTCATATCTGCAGCTGATCCTTGTATCAATCTATTTAAAGCTTTGTAAGTAAAAGCAGGAGTAAAGTATTCTCCAAACCAGTACTGTCTTTCTTTTTCTGTAAGCTCTTCATATTTACCAGGACTTTTAGGATTTTCTTTTTTAGATAATGTTTTAGCATTATATAACAATTTAAACTTAGACCAAGCATCATCTTTTGATAGTAGTTTAGGAGTAATCCAATCACCTTCATATTTAATTGTATCATCTTCTTGTTTTATTGATTTAGCTTCAGGGTCCCATTCTTGAAACTTACGTATTTCATTGTTCCATCTTTTATTAACACTTTCGTATTTATCAAATCTACAAAACCTATCTTCAAGAGTAAAAATTAATTTATTACTTTTAGCAAACCCCATCAAACCATCTGATAATTTTTTAACAAAAGGGACTTTTCTATGGTAAGTATCAAACAAAGTTTTTGCTTGAGCTGTATTTAAATTTAATTCTGCCTGTAGTTTACCTTTACCCATACCATAGAACAATCCAAGATTAATTGTTTTAGCTTGTTTTCTAGATATTTTAGCCATGTCAGCTACTATCTGGTGAAAGTCTGCTTTAGAATCATCAAATTGTTTTTTTAATTCTTTACCTTCTTTAGATACGCCTACGTCTTTATTTTCTTTTAATTCTCTTAATATCTTCTTTATTGCATAATGCACCACAATCCTTGGTTCTTGCTGAGAATAGTCAAAACTACCCCATCTATGGCCTTCCTCGGGTATAAATAGCTCCCTCATCTTCTTTCCTATATAACCTTTAGAAGGTATTTGTTGTAGGTTTGGGTTACTCATTGAGAATCTACCAGTTACAGTTCCTCCACCATCTCCTCTAATTTGATTTATATCTGCGTGTATTCTACCTTTGTAGACATAACCTTTTAAACCTTCGATAAAAGTATTTACAGCTTTATCAGCTTCTCTTGCTTTTGATACCATTCTTAAAAATCTATCTTCGTGAGTTTTTAAATAATCTTTTGGAAGTTTAGGCATTCCTGATTTAGCAGTCTTTTCAAAGTTTGTTATTTTTCTATTATCTAGTAATTGTTTTATAGAAGTTGCTGCCCACAATTGAAGATTTAATTGTGTATGTTTTTTTATTATTTTTAAAAGATTGTCTCTTCTAAGTGTTAGTCTTTTACCAAGACGTTCAAGTTTTTGGGTATCTATCCTAACCCCTTTAAATTTCATGTCAACTAGACAAGGAAATAATCTTGTTTCTAATTCAAATATATTTCTGCATGTATACTCTTTATTGTCTTCAGGTTTTATGTATAATACTTTGTCTAATTCTTTATTAAATAAATTCCATAATTTTAAAGTTAAGTCTACGTCTTGTTTTGCATAATCTTTTACTACACTAGAAGGTAGTTTGTGCATGTTAGACATTGGATCTCTTTGCATGCCACCAGACCATTCAAAAGTTTTTTCTTGTAAGTCATACTTGTATTTATTTTCACCAAGAAAATCTTTAGCCAAAGCATCTAATCCATATTTAAATCTGTTCTCATCAATTACAGAAGCAGCTACCATTGTATCTAACAATCTTCCTTTTAACATCTTGCCTGTCGTTGCTCTTAACCAACAAACATCATAGATTGCATTATGAAATACCTTTGCAATCTTATCGTTTTGTAAAAGTTTTGTATTCATTTGATCCCAAAACTCTTTTAATTCTTCTTCAGATTTATCATCGTCACTATGTTTTAATGAAAAGTAAACTGTGTCTTTACCTGTAGCTACAGCTACCCCTGTAATAAAACCATCTTTTCTAACTGCACCTAAACCTTTTGTTTTAAGGTTTGGATCGTAAGTTTCTATATCAATAGCTACTGTATCTATACCTTCTAAGTCTAAGTCAATTGGGTGATTACACATTTTTATCTTCTTTCATTTTTTGAATTTCTAATTCACAGTAATGAATTATCTTCTCCAAGTCTTGTATACCGTTTTTCTCAATATATCTACAAACATATTTCACAACGCACCCTTGAAAGAACGTGAGTCCGTTTTTTGAAATAAATTCGTATGGTTGAATCGGAAAAAATTTATAATGTGATCCTCCGATTTGTTTGTCTTGTGGAAATGCGTTTTCCAAGTCATTTTTATGTGTCATGTTTCCTCCTTTAAAGTTCTAAGATTTCTCTCCAATTGTTTTGTATTTTTGCTAAAGAATAAGGACCAGAAGATCCTATAGTCCAACAATCTATTTTACCTCTACTGTAAGCAACATAAGCTAATCTTACAGGTTCAAAGTTACGAGGTTCAGGTCTCCAAACAGATAAATCAACTATTATATTATCGAAAGTTAACCCTTTTACTTTATGTATTGTATCGTGTTGAACTCTTGGTTTTTTAGTTGTGTCCATACCATTATTTAGAACCTTATTAATATAAGGTATTTTATCAATTAATTTTTCGTTTTTTGATAATCCTTCGTGGTTTAAAAGTTGAGAAAGTCTTTCAAATTGTTTTACTTCTGGTTTTAAATAACCTGCATCTATAAGTTCTTGTATATTATAATCTCTATCAATTAGAGGTTTAAGTTTATCAACATCACCTAAACCATTGACTTTTACTTTCGATCCCATTAACTTCCAATAATCTTTTATTTGTTGTTTAGAAACTTTACCATTCATAAAAGTTTTCCAATTTTTAAAACAACTAAAATGTTCTCTAGATACATGAGCACTACCTGATACCATTTTATAATCTATGCCACTATCTTGAAGAAATGTGTTTACAGATTTATGAGTAGGGTTGCCTCTATAGGTAAATAAAAATGTTTCATCTGTTTTTAAAATTTTATTAATTAAAATATCTTTTGCTTTACATCCTTGATCTAATCTAGGTATGTAATGTGATTTTCCAATAACATCCGTTGGAGTCCAAGTTCTTTCTGAGTACCTACCGTATTCTTTCCACACAGGTGCAATAATATTTCTACATATCTTGTTAATGGTTTGACCACATCTTAAACCTTCAGTAAGTTCATTAGCTTTTGCTTCTTCTGTGTTAGCTAATTGATAAAAGTATTCCGGATCTGACCCTGCATATTCGTGAATAGTTTGATCAGCATCTCCTATAAAAATAAATTCTTTTGCATTTGTAGCTGCTTTTTGTAGAGCAGCTATCTGAGGTTTACTACAATCTTGAGCTTCATCCACTATCAAAACATCTATATCAGTAGGTATAGCTGCCTTAAATCTAAAATTATCTATCATGTCTACAAAAGATATTCTTTTATGTTCTTCATTATCTCTGTATTCATCATATTTTTTCTTTAATTCTAATAAACCACCTGGTCCTTGAAGACGATAACCTTCGTAACGAGATCTTTCACAAAGAGCCCAATACTTTTCAAGTTCTATTTCAGAAGTTAAGTCGTAACCTTTACCGTGCGCATGAGAAATAAATTCATAGAGAGGATGTTTATCCCAAGAAATATTTTTTTTTATAATATTCATACCTGAATTTTCTTTACAAAAAACTTTATGATCTTCATGTTCATATTTTTTTATATTTAAATATTCTGCTTTAAAGTAAGAGTGGATAGTACATATTTGATCTTGTAAATTTGTGTCCGGAATATTTTCTAGCTCTGGTAATTTGTTTACAGCTTTTACAATTTCATCAGCTGCTGTATTTGTGTGAGATAAAATTACAATTCTATCCCAAGGATATTTTTTTAAAAACTCAATGTATTTGTTTTTTAACCATTTGTGAGTTTTACCTGTGCCTGGAGGGCCTGGAATAAAACTTGGAATCTTTAAACTATTCATCTTCACCTGTACTGTCTCCTATATAGACAGACTCTCCTTCCCATATTAATTTATTGTCTTCTACTTCTTCTCCTTTTATTACCCAGGCAACACAAGATTTATTTTTGTACTTACCTTTGTCCTTTTCACCTTTTAAGATAGTTTGAACTTTTTGAACAAGATCAGGTCTTTTTAAATTTACTCTATTTTTTATTAATTCTTTTTCAAAGTTGTTTAAATCAAATTCTATTGTTCTCTTTTCTTGATTATAATAAGGTAATTTATAAACAGCCAACTGTTCCTTATCCATATAAACACCTTTCGCATCTAAATAATCTAAGAAAAACATTTTAAATCTAGAATCTTCTTCTGCTTCTTTTACATATTCTTTTGATTGTTCTCTGTTGTAAAACTTAGCCATCATTATTTCTTCAAATTCTTTTGGTGTCATTCTAGGTATCCATACTTTTGCTTGACTCATAGCAATGTCACAAAACAATTTTAAATTCATAAGTGATTCACCATCAATCCAAATCTTTTTTTTAATTGTTTTTAAACCAACTCCATCCACATTTTTTTGTGGTACATTTAAATGTACATAATATCTGTTAGCTCCATACTCTTCTATTTTTTCAATAGTGTCTTTTGATACCTGTAAAGATGCATCTTTAAATAGACCTATCCAATTAAATAAACTTGTTATATTTTTATGACTGTAACCTGTAATTTCATGAATTTTATTTATTCCAAATTTTCTAGCAGTTTTTCTGCTTGAAGTTCCTTTTTTTAATCTTTTTGCTAAGTCCTCATCATCTGCATGTTCCGCGATCCGAGATACAAAATTATCTATTTCATCGTCCGTCCAATCAGAATTCTTAACTAAAATTCCTGCAATCGCAGTACAATAATCATCTCTGGCCCCTGTACTAGGATATATAATTGCAAGTGCTGCAGACAAAGCAACTTTACCTACATCTATAGATAAGTTTCCTTGATACTCTCTTATCTCTTCAAACTTTTCCCATCTTACATTTGTTTTTGATTTACTGTGTAAAGAACCTGGAACTATAGTGTATCTTTTTTTCTCAGTTCTTAATTCACATATCATTGAACCATGTGGAAAATCTTTAAAATCTTTTTCAAATTCATCTGGTAAATTAAATTGTTTAAATGGAATCTGATTTCTGTTTGTCCAAAGATAATGACTTGTTGGATTACCTTCTCTTCCAAAAATTGCACCACAATCTTTAATATAATAAGGAAGAAATCTTTTTACAAATTCGTTATCTATATCTAAATCAACGTCGTGATCTAATCTTAATGCTATCTCTGCTGTTTCGTGATCCCTGTTCCATATATCTTTCTCTATTTTAAAATCTGGGTCGGTGTACTTTTTTACTTTAGGAGTACCCTTGAGACAGGGTATAATAACCCTTCCCAACTCTAACCAATCTATATAACTTATAGGTTCTTTATTCATTTTATATTCTTTATTAAATTAAGAGTGGGCGGTATCCACTCTCGCTTCTCCGCCCATCCTGCAGGAAATTATAAACTAAATTCTTTTTTAGCTTCTTTAGTTTCAGGTTTAGCTTCTACTTCGCCTTTGCCAACGCTGACTGCAAAGCTTTTAGCCATGTCATAAATAGATTTATCTTTGACAGGACCAACTTTAGAAACATCCCAACCAAACCAAGTTCCTTTGTCGTTAGACATTTGAACCGTAGATAGTTTGTAAATGTGGCTATAAGTTGGCGGTGTAAATAAACCGTTAGCACCTTGTAGTTTTAAACCCATCATCATTGAATTCCATTTTCTACTAACTTTAAGTTGAGTAGACTTCATAGAAATTAATGCAGATTCAGGGCTATCACCCACTACAAGTACAAAATGATTAGCAGTATTTTCTAAATAGTTACCATTAGATAATCTATCTTTGTATGATTTATCTCTAGTCGTTTGACTAACGATATCACTATCTGCATCATGAATTGCAACAGGTGCACCGGTACTGGTACCTCTATCTTGCCATTCAACATATTGTCTTTTGTAATGACACGGTACAACTTCTATTGAATCATACAATTGATTTGTTACTGTGTTCATTATCTTGCCAGGTTCTGCGCCTTCGACATATTTACCATCTCTTTTGTTTACCTCTGGAGATAGTTGACCCAAAATTTTTAAGAATGGTAACGCAAGATCTTCTTGCGAGATATTCTGGGCCCCTTGTTGTGCATCAGCTTCAAAGTTTACTGTAGCCAATGCTCCTTCTTTTTTAGTTGTTACATCGTTCATGTTACTTGTTCCTTTTTATTGTTGTCTTATTCTCTGAGAATACCCCAAAGATTTCCGTTGGCATTTCTTTACCCGCCTCAATACGCTCACGGACTAGCGCTTTCAAAGTCATGGGTTCAACCTTCATCTTTTGTGTCGGTTGAAACCCTTGACCTTTCGCAAGTTCAGCATAAGATGCTGCCTTGTTATCCTCGTTACGACCAAATGATACCAAGATCTCGTTCTTAATAATATCACCTAATCCATTGTTACGAAGCCAGTTAAACGCCGCTTCTTTATTTGCTTCTGTAATAGTAGCACGATACGACGTTGAAACTTTAAGATGTGATCCATCTTGTAGTTTTAATTCTGCTAAACCCATCTCGGACATCATGGTTGGTATAACTTCACCTGATATACGTAGGTATTCTTTTTTTAAATCTTTAATGTTATTTTCACTTGCCTCTATTCTTTTGTGCAACCCCTCTAACATTTGTACTTGATCTGCAAGAGACTGAATGTTTTCAGTTTTACTCATTGCATCTTGTTGATCTGCTTCAAAGTTTATTTCATTTTTAAACTTTATTGTTTGTTTAATCGACATCTATTTCTCCTTTCTCGTATAGATTAATCTCGATAGGATAATATTTTCTTTCTTGTTTATCCCACTTCAATACATTGTATTTACCGTTTGTAATATCAGATACAATAGAACATGCAACACCAATGATTGCAGGATCACCTGTCAATAATAAATAATCTTCTGGTTTATAATTTCTTAAACCTTTTCTTAATTTAAAAATTAATGGACCAGGAGAAAAAATCATTTGAGAAAATTCCGGTAATAAAAAATTAAAGTCATTGGTTGTAGAATAAGCAGCTGCACCCATAATATTTATTTTAGGAGTACCTGCTTGGCTACCCGGTATTTCTTGTATTACATAAACTTTTCTTTCTAACATTGACAAACAATATAAACATGTTTATATGGATGTCAACTAGAAAGAAGAAAAAAAATTATGAATTATAAATTTAAAACCAAACCATATGCACATCAATTAACTGCATTAGAAAAATCTTGGAACAAAGAAAACTATGCTTATTTTATGGAAATGGGTACAGGCAAAACAAAAGTATTAATAGACAATGTTGCAATGTTATATGACAAAGGTAAGATTGATGGTGTGTTAATTGTTGCACCAAAAGGTGTTGTTAAAACTTGGTACGAACAAGAACTACCTACACACTTACCAAACCACATAGAAAATGTGTCTGTGTTATGGCAACCTAATATTACAAAAACACAAAGAGAAAAATTAGAATCTTTATTTGAAATAGAATCTGCTTTTCATATTTTAATTATGAATGTAGAATCTTTGTCTACAGATAAAGGTGTAAAATTTGCAAACAAATTTATTAATTCACACAAAGCTTTAATGGCTATTGATGAGTCTACTACAATTAAAACACCTACGGCTAAAAGAACTAAAAATATTATTAAAATTGGTTTAAATGCTAAGTATAAAAGAATCATGACGGGTTCTCCTATTACAAAGAACCCATTAGATTTATATACGCAGTGTGAGTTCCTTGATCCATGGTTGTTAGACTTTGCTTCTTATTACGCATTCAGAAATAGATATGCAGAAATGAAAACAATGCATATACGTGGACGATCTATCCAGGTAGTAGATAAGTTTCAAAACTTAGGAGAGTTATCAGACATAGTAAAAGAATTTTCTTACAGAGTATTAAAAGAAGATTGTTTAGACTTACCTCCTAAAGTATTTATTAAACGTCATGTAACTTTAACTCCTGATCAAAAAAAAGTTTACGAACAAATGAAAGAACAAGCTATCGCACATTTAAATGGTAAAGTTACTACTACTATGACTGTGTTAACACAATTAATGAGACTACATCAAATTACTTGTGGGTACGTAGCAGCTGATGATGGTACTACACAACAAGTTGAGAGTAATAGACTAAATGAATTGATGTCTATTTTAGAAGATACAGACGGTAAAGTTATTATATGGGCTAACTATCAATTAAGTGTTGGTGAAATTATACAGAAGATAATTAAAGTTTATGGTCCAGATTCTTATGTTCATTACTATGGTTTAACACCACAAGAAGATAGACAAGACTTTATTCGTAAGTTTCAAAATGATCCTAAATGTAGATTTATTATAGGTACACCTCAAACAGGTGGTTACGGTATTACACTTACCGAAGCTAATACTGTTATTTATTATTCTAATGGTTATGATCTAGAAAAAAGGCTGCAATCAGAAGACAGAGCACATAGAATAGGACAAAAGAAAACCGTAACTTATATTGATTTAATTGCCGAGGATACAATTGATGAAAAAATAGTAGAAGCTTTACGTAAAAAAATAAATATAGCCTCAGAAGTAATGGGAGAGGAGTTAAGAGAATGGATATAAATACAGCTTTTAAAGTAGATTTTCTACAAATTAAATCTATTGATTTTAAAAAAAAGAAAAAATTAATTAATAAAATACTAGAGGACTATCCTGAAAAACGTTTTAAAAATTTTTCTAGTAATAGAAACAACGCTAACTTTAGTTTAAAATTTTTTAATATATTTGCAGAAGAATTAAATAATATATGTAAAAATATGGAGGGGGTAATGCAGTCTGGAGATGTTTGGTCTGTAAGTTATAAAAAAGGAGATTATCATGTTCCACACAACCACGGTTCTAAAGGCTATTGTGGAATTTTGTATTTAAATATGCAAAAAAATTCACCGGTTACTTCGTACATGCAACCTTGGAATAATCATAATGATGATAGTATAATATATGAACCTAAAGTTGAAGAAGGAGATATAGTAATTGTGCCACAATTTATAACACACTTTACAAAACCTAATAATCTTAAATTTAAAAAAAGAATTATATCTTTTGATTTTAAACTAGATCTACCGCTTTACCGATAACAGGTTTGTATTTAGTTTTTCCCTCTGATTTATATGCGTGTAAGAACTGTTTTCTAGGTTGATCAGTGGTGTAACTACAGTGTATCCATCCTGAGTTTGGTTCGCCGGGCGTGTAGAACTCGAGGATCAATTGATCAAATTCTAAGTTCATATAAATCCAGTCAGCTAATTCTGCATTGTCGGTGCCCATACATTCGAAGTCTGCGGCCTCAGCTTTTGCATGCTGACTGTTAATCGAGCTACCTATTTTTAGGCACAGCTGCTCGCTACGAAATCCGCTAGTTACTTTTACTCTGCCGAAGTGGTCACGTACCGGCTGTAAAATATTTTCACACAATGCTTTTAGTTTTTCTATCTGACCTGAGTTTGGATTGTTATTTATATCTAACCTAACAGCAGTGTCTGATTTAATTAATTCTTGAAGTGTGAAATTACGACTTAAATTCATAGTTAAATAATTTGTAGTCCTTGTAATAATAATTTTTAATATATTTTATTTTTTCTTCATTTAAAGATATTTGATTTATCTCAACACCTTCATCAGAATTTTTAAATTTATTAATTTTAATGTTAAAATTATACATCATCCATTCAACAAATTCATCTTTAAAATTATCTTCAAATTTCCATATTTTAGTATTGTGATCTACAAAATTTACTTGAGGAACAAACCAATTAGAAGGGTTATTTAATATTTCATTGTTTATTGTTTGATCAAAATCTTCTTGACTTCTAAACATTTTATCTATCTTCTCTTCATTAAACATCCAATTTTTACTAACCATTGAAATAAATCTACTAACAGGTTCTCTCACAACAGAAAATTTTTTCATTGTATAATTATTTAAAAACTCATGATACTCAGGATAAGTTAAATGTAAAATTTCTTTCCCTTTGTAATGACTTTCATAACTTCCATATTGTCTAACATCGTATCCATTTTCAATTAATGTACCTCTTATGAATCGACCTGCCGTTCTAGGTATATGTGCGAAAAATATATTTCTATCAACAATCATCTTTCTTATACTTTTATTTAAGCATGTTTAATAAGAGCGCAATACATATTCCAAATGCTCCTCCTATTATCATCTTCTCCATACGTGCTAAACGTTCTTTAACTTCTTTGATTTGTTCAAAAGTTTGTTTCTGCATAATACGACACAGTTTTTCATGATCTTCAATTTTTTGTATTGCAGATTTTTTAGCCATTATGTTGTTTTCCTTAACCTTGATCGAATTAGTTGTTCTTCTGGAGATAGTAACGCCATCTCTGTTGATGTCAAGTTGCTATTTGGATCTACTGCTTGTGCCTGATTACTTACATTTGGTTGAATATTTGCAGGCGTAGGTGTGTCTGGTAAGTTAGGTGTTTGCACTGTATCTATAGAAAAGTCATCTAAGTCTATATCAAAAGTATCTGCAAGATTTAAAAATCTCATCTGTGATCTCATTGCTCTTAGGTAAGGAACCGCTTCTTTATATACATCAAACGTTCCTAAATTTTTTGCAATCTCTCTAAACCTTTCTCTAATATCATCAGATGGAAAATAAGGTTCATACTTTCCTCTTCTTAAATTATTAAAAGTTTGTGTTGTAAGTTGTCTATCTTGAAATGTTTGTCGTAAAGAATTAGTATTAACACCTAAAATTTGTGCAGCATCGATGTTCTTAAACATTTCTTTTTGTACATTAAATCTTGCTTTGTTAGATTCATAGAATCTTGTAATAATATCATTAGGTTTGATTGGTCCTCCTCTTAGTAGTCCAAAGAAACCACCTGTAAATTCTCTTCTAGCATTTCTTATACCTGTTTGGTATTGAGATATTTTAAATCCCATAGCTTTTAGTGGATCAACTTTAGTAGGTCTGAATCCTGCTATACCTGCTATCTGATCATCCAATGCTAAAACTTCTCCAAGTTTATTTGGTTTACCTGTAGCAGCTTGTGCTATTCTTATATAAGGTTTGTATTGAGGTAGTAACGCTTCTAGTAAATGTCTAAATCTAATTTGTGCTACATCTCCTGCAGGAGTTTGATCTGTGTATAAAACTTTACCTTCTCTTGTTCTACCAGCTCTAAGAGTTAAGTCTGTTGCAGCTTCTGTCCAAATAGATTCATCTACAAATGGTGCTGCTAGTTCTGCACTTGCTTCTTCTACACCTGACATAAATCCTTTTAAAATTGTATCACCATCGTTTGATGCTGTTGTTATTTCATTTAATAAAGTTCTAAAAGGTTTTGCAACCACATCATATGCATTACTGTGACTAAAATCTATGTATTTTAATTCACCTGTTTTTTCATCTCTCATTGGTATTAGTGTTGAGTTTCTAGACCAATCAGGAACGAACTGACGTAGTGCTTCTAGTTCGTCTTTTGATACATTGTATAATGCTTTAGATCCTTCTACCAATGCTGCTGGTACTGCACCTAGTGTAAAAGCCATTCCAGATATTCTAGTTGCTCCTATTCTATAGAATGGATTATCATTTTTAACTACTGTTCCTGTAGCAGCATCAATAACCCATGGTGCTATGTTAGTTCCAACAGTTGGTTTAGAGTGCCTCATTTCTTTTAATGCTTGGCCACCAATATTTGTAGTTGTTCTTAACATCTCAGATGGGAAAGACATGAAGTTACCAACCGGTAATAGTCTTGCTGTTCTTACAAAGTCTCCAACATAATTGTAGTTTGGAACTGTGTTCTTAACAATGTCAGCTGTTTCTGTTTTAAGTTTAGCTAAAAAGTCTGCTTTTGTTGGATCAACTTTAACACCTCTTCTTATACCATCTTTTACTAATGCATCTTGTCTTCTATTTAATTCTACAAAGTAGTTTGTAATTTTCCAAAAATCATCCTCTGCAACATACTTACCTTGTAAGTATGCAGGGATTTTTTTAAGTTTGTTAAGCATTGGGTTTACAATTTTATCAAGATCCATTATGCTGTCGCCAAAGTTTACATCTCTCATTAGATTTTTTAAATCTCCTATTTGAACTTGTGAGTTTACAACACCTAATTCTAATAATTCTCTGTAAGCTTTTTCAAAATTTTCATCTGCAAATCTTGTGTTTTTTAAATTACCAACACCTGATATTTGCCAACCTTTTCTAAACGAATCACCTAATAGTTTTGGATTCATAAAACCTTCAAACAAAATACCATTAGCGCCAGCGAATGCACCTGCACTAATTATGTTACGTAAGTGAGTTGGTATAGATAAAACTGTTTTTGCTAACTGTGCTGTAGCTTTTGGAAACAATAATAAATTTCTATATAAAAAACTTGTGCCTTTTTCTGCTGCACTTGCTCCTTCTCTTCCTCTAACAGCGGCTGTTAAAAAACCTTCTGTTATTCCATTCATACGTTTTAACGCTTCTGCTGTATCTGCTGTAGTAAACATACCACCTAAAGGATTGCTTGCTTTACCTGCTTTAAATTCTGACATACCTGCTAGTGCATTATCTACTTTTACAATTTTTGCTTGATTGTTTGTGGCAGCTTTTGCTGCTTCTACTGAATCCCAAAAACTACCTCTAGCTCCTTGTGCTTGTGCTGCAGCGTTGGTATCAAACATTTCTTTAAACATTGCACTTGATCTAGCTATACCTGATAGTTCTGTGATTGCATTGAACATAGAGTATCTTGGGTCTTTCATTTCACCCAATAATTTTTTAATAACTTGTGGTGGTGCACCTGTTCTTTCTATAACTTCATCTACAAATTTTCCTCCAGGTAAGTCTGTTAAAGTTTTAGATACATAGTTTGGATCTGCTAAACCTCTACCAGTCTTCTTAGCTTTGATACCGTCTTCTATTATTCGCTCTACAATATTTTTAGCTTCTTCGTAGTAAGTATCACTATCTAATTTAAATGTTTTGTCTTTGTTGGTGCCTGCAATTTGTTGTCTAAAAAAATCTATAGCTTCCGCCATAGAATCATCAGTAGGTCTGTATCTACCAAATATACCTAGTACAGGAGAAGTTTCAAAAATTTTGTAAGTGTTTTGTGTTAAACCTTTTATTCTATCTTGTAAAATATCTTTTAATTCTTTTGAATTATAATTGTTTGTAGTTTTAATTAAATTACCTATTGTGCTTCTAGCTTCATCTACGGTGCCTACAATTGAATCAATAACTTTTTGATCTACACCTTTGTCTTTTAACGCTTTAACAAATGCATCTGATTTTTTACCATCTATTAATTTAGTTAAATCTCCATCAAACATTAACTCATTTATTTCTTTAAGAAATACGTCTTTCTCCTTATTAGTTAATGATCTATCTAATACCGATTGCATTTGTGGAAATGCTTTACTTAAATTTGTATCTAGTTTTCTTATAAGTTCTGTTGCTCTGTTTACGTCTGCAGATCTAAAACCTTCCATTACTTTTTGAGAACCAAAAACAGCCTTGGTCAGTGGTCCTTCAGGCGTGAACGCTTGTGCAAACTTACCTAAAAATCTTTCTAGTTTATAGTTACTATATGCAAGGTCCTTGCCCCGTGTTGCAAGAGCCTTGGCTCCTTTACCTATACCCGCTGCAAAAGGTGTAATTAATAAAGACTCACTACCAAACTTTAATCTATTCATTAATTTTCTAGTAGCATCTTCTCTTCCACCATCTAAAGCATAAGAATCTAGTTGAGTAGGTCCTCTATCAAACATATCACCAAACGATCCTATTTCTTCAACATCAGCTACAAATGCTTCACCTGCAGCTCCACCTACAGCACCTACGCCAAATCTAGCGTAGCCTGTTTGTTTATTTAGTCTGTCTGCTATTTGTTTTTGTTTAGTTATGTTTTTAGAACCTGCACTAACTAACAGTCCTGCTTTTTTTGAATCAAAATATTTTTTAGCTAACTTACTTCCTAGTTTAAAACCTGCTGTACCAGGTACACCTATTTGAACTAAAGCTTGAGTTAGTTTACCTACACCAGTTTGTTCTGCGTACTCTTCTAAAGGGTTTAGTTTATCAAAAAACATTTCTACTTGTGCAGCAGAATTAGTATCAAAACCTAAATCAATTAACTCAGCACCTAATGAAAATGCTCCTTCAACAACCTTGATACCACCGGATGCTATACCTGCAAGTCCAGAAGTATACCATGATACTTCATTATTTTCTTCTGCTGGGTATAATGGTTGTAATGCCATTTATAAGCCTATGGTATTGGGTCGTCCATTGACATACCAAAATCTGGTGAAGGCTCCATTTTTTTTTCAGGTTCTGAAGCTGCAAGGTCAGGAAATTTAATTTCAGGTATTGTTTTAAATTCATCAAACACAACTTGTCCATTTTGAATAACTAAATATTTGTAGTTGTCTTCATATGGATCGTAGAATACTTTATTATTAAATCTGTTTTTTTGTTTTAGTATAAATTTTTCTTGTTCAGGATCTCTAACATCAATATCTAATACTCCACCAAATTTAGTTCCGCCTACAGCTCCCCTTAAAACATCTGCCATTTGAGTATCAAACGTTGCTGCTCTTTCAGCTGCTTGTGGTGGTAAACCATCTGTTACATATTTTTCTAACATTGAATTATACAAAGCATCATTTTTATTATCTCTCATACCAGCAATTTCTAATTGAGTTGCTCTGTTTAATTCATTTTCACCTGCTTTAAATTCTTGACCTGCTTCTCTTTCACCTCTTAAAAAATCTCTTTCACCCATCTTTTCACCCATTCTAAATTGAGCTGCTTGATAATCTTTAAAAGGTTCTCTAGCAGAAGTTGCTGCTGTTTGAAAAATGTTTCCTTGTGGTGTTCTTGATAATAAATCTAAACCAAAACTAGTTAAGAAACCCGAACCTGTTCCAGGAGCAAAGTTCCCCATAGCGTAAGGATTAGTTCCTTGACTGTATTGTTTTCTTGGTTGATCTAGTCCTGATATAATACCCGTTCCTGTTGATCCACCCATTCTAAACATTGGTCTTTTTAAAGTTCTATTCATAATTAATTTGATGATGGTACGTTAAAGTTAAAATTAGTTTTACCACTTAACCCACCATAAATACCTGCAAGTGTTGTACCAACACCTAATGCAGTTTGTAATGGTGTAGGGTTAGGTACGTTAGTTGATTGTACTTGACCTGGATAACCACCCATGATCCCTGTTACTTGTGCAGCATATCTATCTAATTGTTCTTGTGGTTGGAATGCTGCTTGTCTTGTAGCTTCTCTTTGTGCATCAAGGTTAGCTTGTTGTTGCGCTTGGTTCAGTGCGCCCAACTGACCTAAACGTGAAATATCTGTTCCTTGCATTCCTTGTAAGCCTTGTCCAAATTGCGCTTGTTGACCAGCTAATCCAGATTGGAATGATCCTAAACCTTGGGTTGCTCCTGCAATACCTTGTTGTGCTTGACCAAGACCAAACCTATTTTGTATATCTTGTTGTCTCTGTGCAGACGCTTGATTAAAACCTTGTTGCAAGAGACCAGCTTGTAATAAAGCTCTTTCTCTCGCTGCCCCTGTGCCAAACTCAGCGAGTTGCACTCCCGCTCGACCACTGCCGAGCGCACCCAATTTTGCTTGTTGATCTCGTATCTGCTGTTGTTGTATTTGCGAGTTACGATCAAATTCTGCTAATGAGGCATCAATCACTTGTGATTGATATGGTGACATAAATTGAGATACGTCTTGTTGAAATGCTTGTGCGCCTGTTCCAACTCCACCAAAAGTTGATGCAGCTGTTCCTAATTGTCCAAGAGACATGGCTCCTAAACCTGAAGCTAATTGTGCTTGTGACTGTGCTTGATTTAAAAATGGTTGATATGATCCAACACCTTGTGTTGCTAAATTTTGTGCTCGTGTTTGTAACGCATCTTGACCTGCTACTTGTGGTGCAAGTCCTGCTATACTTTGTTTTCTAATATCAAATCTTTGTCCGGCAGCTTGTCTTTTTGCAAAATCTTCAGCTGACTCACCTGTTAATTGTGAAAGACCACCTTGACCAGGTGCAATGACAGGAACCTGTTGTTGTGCTAATACATTTTCTGCTAAGTTTTGACCTAGTTGTTCTACAAAAGGTGCTGGTCTAGATACAGTTGTTTGTGTTGTCATTATATAACTTCCTCTAATCTTTGTGATGTTTGAAACATTTCTCTAGCGCCTTCCAATCCTTGCGATTCTTCTGATACTTCACCTCCGGATTCGAGGTTTTTCATCATGTTATACATGACTTCTGCGCCTTTGTCTATATCTCCTTCACCTGCATTTCTTACAGCGTCGGCTGTAAATACAAATTCATTCTTTGATAGTCTTGCAGGTACATCGTCTGCTTTTTCCATTCTACCTATTGGTACGAATCCACCATCTTCTCTGTAATCTTTTTCCATGCCGTCCATGTCTAATAGAGGCATAGTCTTTTTAGCTACTGGTTCTGCATCTCCACCTTCTTCATAACCAGCTCTCATAATACCACCATCGGCTCTGTTTCTATAATTTATAAAATCCATTGGTTTATTTTTTATTGCTTCCATATCTAATTTTGGTCCAAGATATAATTCTTCGTCACTATCTTCTTCTTTTGGTGTCATGAAATATGATGCTATTGTTGGTATAGCTATTTTACTTAAACCTGTTAGTCCTCCATAAGTTCCATAACCCCCTTTAATTAAACCTAAATTTTTTAAAATTCCTGGTGTTCCACCAAATTCATCTACTCCAGGTAGTCCTAAAAATTTACCTTTACCAAAAAAAGAACTTAAACCTTTTCCACCAGTTAAAGCTTGACCACCAAAATATAATAATGCAGCTTTACCTATTGGTGACTTAGCAACTTTCTTAACAGCTCTTGCTGCTTTTTTAACAAGTTTACCAAGACCATACATTTGTCTTGCTGATTCAAGGTCCATGATACCACCTTCGTAAACCGGTGCATCTTCTGGCATACCACCATCAGCTAACAATCTAAAGTTAGGTACGAATGAATCGTTATTATTTGAATCTTCAGTTTCTTCGTTATCTTCAGTACCACCTTGACCTTGGTTATAAATAATTTGCATTGGATCATCACGTCCTTCTCTATCAATAATGTCTCGTCCACTAGCATCTATATTTCCACCTGATCTATCTGCCATATATTTTTTAAAACCCTCTATCGTTGAAGGATATTCGCTACGGTTTATTGATTTATTATCAAGAAAATAATCTATGTTTCTTTTTCTAAGATCAGGAAAAATTTTGTTAAGTGCATTTATACCAACACCAAATAAACCTGGAAATTTAGATTTTTCTGGAGCTGTGTCTCGATATTTTAATAAAGCTTTTTCGCCTCTTTCAATAGCTGCATTTTCTAAAGCTATTTGATTTCTTCTTCTAACACCTTCGTCTATTGATGATAAAGTTTGAAAATTATCATCTTTATTAAAACTTGCACCACCTGCACCAACAGCTGGACCTGGACCTTTTCTACCAGCACTAACACCAGGAGTAGTAACTTTACCAAAATCTGCCATAGAAGCATCAGCTCCACCTTTGAGTCCTATACGTCCCCCCTCTCGTAACATCTGTTTTGCTTGTTGTGCTCTAGTTATTGCCATTATACTATTCTATTTTGTTTTTCCAAATAAATCAAGACTTGGCATTACGACATTTACATCTTGAGCCATGTCCTCTGCCTTATAACCTTTAGCTTCCCAGTCTTTTCTTTCCTTAAAAAGCTCTCCAGTTTCCTTGTGTCTATACGTTGTTTCTACTTTTGCTGGTTTTAATACTTCCATTATACTGTTACCTCTTTCTTAATATTTAGATAGCTTATAGCTACGTCAAATGAATCAGTGGTGCTGGATAATACTGTAAAAGCATCGCCTCCCTCTACCACCAAAGGTTGGGTTAATAATTCTGTCGTAACATTAGCAGTTAGTGCTGCTGATTTAATTGCAGTAATACTATTGTTTGTAACAGTCACACTTGGAGTGCCTGCAGATGTAACTAAAATAGATTTAATAACATATGTCTCACTTACCAAAGGATTGCCAGATCCAAAAGGAGTTAACGCAGCTCCACTTGTACTATTATCTACACCTACAAATTTAAATTGATTTGCCATTAATTTATAAAGAAGTTAAATGCTTCTACTTCATCCTTTAAATCTTCTTGGTATGTTGTATTTAATTTTTCCACAATAGCGTCTAAATCTCTAACTTGAGATTCTGCTACTTGTAAATTATATTCTGATTCTGGTCTAGTAATTACTTGTACTATTTTTGCCATTATCTTCTTCCGTCTGGTTGTGTATCTAATCTAAACGTTCCTAGTTTCCAACTTTGAGATGTAGAAGTGTTTTCTATTTTTAAAGCAATTGCTCTAGCTCTAGCACGTGTATCTACTTTGGTAGTAGAGGATGTAATATCAAAAGGACCTAAAGAAGAACCTGCTTGACTATCATTAGGATAGTTTCTTAATTCTAATGTAATTCTAGTAGTACCTGTTTGAGCAATAAAGTCAGGTATAAATCTTCTAATCTTCATTATAAATTCACCATCTCCTTTAAAAGTTGCAACTCCTGTTTGTTGTCCAGTTGATGAACGAGCTTGTGTAATATCAAAATCTCCTGACTCAATGTTTGCAGTAATAGCTGAGATCACACCATTTTTTATTTGATCAGTTCCTGTTTCGTGTTCAAAATATATTGAGGTCCCATCTGTGTTACCTACAACATCAAATGATGTATCTGTTCCTGCATCATATTCTAATGCATGAGGTAAACCAAACACAGCAGAATCTTCCCACATAGTTCTAGCTAATGTTCCATTAGTCCAAACCGGTCTTTGTGGAGAAGAGTCAAAATAATTATAAGAAACTACTCTGTTAACAACTGAAGATGAAGACGTTGGATAAAACCACATAACTTCACCAAAAAGATTATTTAGTCCAGCTGACACCATTTGATTACCAGAATCTAAATTTATATCATCATAAACATGATCTTCTACTAAACAAGGTAAAGATTCTAATCTACCTGCATATCTAAAGAAACCATTCTCTGACATCCAATACGCAGCACCATCAACTTCTACACATGCATTCTGTCCAACCAATCCACAGTTAGTTCCGACTTGTGCAAACGCAAACGTAAATGGTTGACCTACAAAACGTTGTGTGAATAACGCTGTGTCAGTCCAAACATAAATAGCATCACGACCTCTAATTGCTCCTCTGATCTGTGATCCGTCGGCCAGTCTTTGTGTGCCGGCTGTGTTAGTTGCTGTAGGTATATAAGTGTTTATATCTTCTTGGTCCGAGAATCTAATAAACATATTATCTTGTGTGCTTGGTGATCCAATAGTTGTTTCTGTTCCAAAAAATACTAAGTGTCTATCCGGTGTAGATACAACCATGTGTCTTGATGCTGTTGGTGCACCAGATATAATTGTTGCTCTGTCAGAAGTTGCAGTTGCTGATGCAGAGTCCCATTGAAAAACTTCTCCATCATGAATTAAACATATAGCTTTGTCACCAAAGTTATCTAATGACCACATACCAGGTTCAAGAACTAAGTCACCAGAAGCAGCTTCGCCCCATGCAACATAATTACTTGTGTCTGTTATTGTAGCACCATCACTGTGTGAAGCTGCAGTTGTATTTCTAACACCTCTTGTAACACCTGTTAAAGTATTACCTGATATACCTGTGTAAGACATTTCTTCTGTTCCTATTAAAATAAAGTTTGTTCCTGAACTTGGAAACGATCCTACATCCGCTAATACAATAGTTGTTGTTGAAGAATTTATAGCACCATTTAAAGTTGTAGTAAGTGGTCCTACTTGTTCTCCTCCCCACGTGCCTAATCCATAACCAAATCCTTTTGCTTGCACAGCAGGTCCAACAGTATAATAATGTTGTACTCTTATACCACCCGATGTTGTTGCACCACTTCCTGATTCATTAGAAGGCATTGTAATGGTGATTGTTGTACTGTTTGGTACAGAAGTGACCATAAATTTTTTATCATCAAAATCAGAGGCTGTATAGTTTGAGTTTGTTATTGTAGAAAAATTATCTAATAAAACAATATCATCTTCTTGAATATTATGATCTGTAGAAAAAGTTATTGTAACCGTAGGCGAGCCATTAGTAGTTGAAAAAGCATTGCTCAATGTTGTAGTAGATTTGATAGGGTGTATGTCATAAAATACACCACCAGAATATGCGTATAAAATTCTGTTAGTTCCTATAATAGAATATTTTCTACCTAAACTATTTATAAAATGATGAAGACCTCTACCGGCTCCTGTTAATTTATCTGCTCCTAGTTGTCTCCAACCACCTATTTTTTCAGGTGTTCCATATCTAAATCTAACATTATCACAATCTACCCATTGACCTTCTGCTCCGGTAGGTGTGATTTGTTTATTAATACCTGGTTGAAAACCTATTTTCTGCAACATAAAAATCCTATAATATTTAGGCAGGAGACGATGTATGGTGGAATCTCCTGCCAAAATATTATTCTACTACATTATTTAGTAAATTTAAAGCCTTTAAACCATTGAGGTAAGCCTAAATGTAGACGTTCGTCAAACATATTTTCTTTAGCTCCAGATGTTTTTATATCATTATAATGTAAGAAAACTTGAACACACTCATCACCTTTAAATTTTTTTCTCCAATGCTCTAACTCACATCCTCTGTAGACTAACATATCACCTGGTCTTAAATCTACTTTAACACCTTTCATACCTTCTTTACCAGAAGGTTCTAAATAGATTGGCCAGTTATCACCACCTAGATTCATGGTAGTTGATATCTCACAACTAAACCTATCTTTATGTCTTTTTAACTCATGGCCTTTTTTATAGACTCTAGCATAAGTGTAGGCAGGGTATAATTTTAAATTAGTTGTTTTTTCCATAATGGGTTGGCATTTTAACATTAAAGTTTCCGCAGCAATATCTGAATAATTACTATAAGATCCTGGAACTTGTAATGTTTCATTTTCATAATATCCAAGGAGTCTTTCAAAAGGAGACATGTATCTTGCTTTTATACAAGTATCATATACTTGATTTTTCATTACAAAATAATTAGCTAAAAAAGAAGCTAGTTCTTTTGAAATTGCTTTACGTATAATTATATATTTATCTTTTTTAAAACTCATTTAATTACCTGATTTACATCTAAAATTATATTACCTGATATACTTACTCTAGTTTTATTAGAAGTATAAAAAGGATACACTTGGTGTCCTCTATTAGCTGTAAAAAATAACATAGTGCCTTCATCTTCTGGGTTTAAATGATAGTCATGCGTGCAAATTCTACCTGAAGAATTTGTATAAAATAACTGAAATGTATTTGGATAAGCACAATTAGCATGATCAACAAAAGGTAATTTTTTTTCTTTATCATAACGAGCAGGTATCTTCATCCAAACTACAAAAGAAAAAAGACCTGAATGAGTATGGAAAGGATTAAACTCATGTTTCTTTTGAAAATTTACCCAAAGACTTTCCATTTTAAAAGCACAATTATTATTTAAAATTTTAGGAATTAACCACGTGCCACAGATAGGTTGATCCATATATTCTTCAATAGTAGGTAATACTTCTTTTTCAAAAAACCAATTGTTTTTATCTTCAAGAAAAAAAGAACTATTTATTTGACCAACTAATTCTTTATTCCAATTTTGTTTTTTATTTTTAATATAACTGTTTAATCTATCTAAAGTTTCTTTAGAAAGTTTTCTTTGTACTACACCTGGATCATTAAAATTTACTATAGTCATTAATTTATTTTATGTTATCTATTATTGAATTTTCAACAGCTTGTATATTCCAATGTATAAACCTAAAAGGTTCTTTTCCATAGTCTACCGCAAACTCGTGTTCTAAGTATCCTGGAAATATAACTAAAGTTCCTGGTTCAGGTTTCATATGAAACTGTTCGTGACCTGCCCATACACCGTTGATGTCTGGTTTCATTTTTAATTTTGTAGATCTTGCACCAGTTTTTGGTTCGTGAAATACAGGATAAGAAGTTTTATCACTGCATTTTAAAAAATAAAATCCTGATACGTGTTGGTTCCAATGTATGTGCGCAGAGTGATGACCACCACCTTTCTTAGCAAATTCTTGTACCCACATTTCATTAAATACAAGAGTGTATTTATTCATATCGTAACCTTGTTGATCTAAATATTCCCAAGACTGTTGACCAACATATTTTTTAAAATCTAAAAAATTATTATCTGTAACTAAAGAAGGTGTGTGGTAAGATCTTCCAAAGTCTCCATTTTTTTTTATATGTTCTTTAGCTTCTTTAGTGGCTTTAGCTTTTTTTATATGTTTGTTAGATGCTTTATTTAAAGAACTTAAAAACTCTGTTTTAAGTTCAGTCCAAATTGGTGTCCAAAAAAAATTACTTTTATTCATTATTTAAATGGGTTTCCTAAATTCCATACTACTAAACTGTACCTTGATCCTTTCGTTATTGGTTTAACTCTATGCCATACAAATGAAGGAAATACAACAATAGATCCTTTTGGTAATATTTGTTTTGCTTTCATTACATGTTTAGACTCGTCTCTCATAGGTGGATCATAATTTCTAGCATCAAATTCCAACTCTCCACCCTCATACTCAGAACCATCTGATAACTGACAAGTCATAGATAGTTTTCTAACTTTACCATGATGAGGTGTATTAGGTTTGTTGTATGGACTTCTCCAAGAGTCACAATGCCAATCATAATGTTGGTTTAATTTATACTTAGTAAATTGTGCTTCTTCTGTTCTTTCCCATTGAAAATTCCACCCTGCTTGTTTATTTGCTAGATGCACGTAAGGTAAAATTTCGTTGTATATCCAAGTCTCATCTAACCAAACTATGTCAGAGTTCCTAGTATTTTTTAAATTTCTTACTTCTTTTTTATTTAATTTTTTATCCATAAAGTCTCCTGTTGTCGCTATAGCTTCTTCTTTTTGTAAACCATATTGAATAACATCATCACAAAACTTAATAGGTAAAGCACTTTTAAAATACCAATAATAATTAAATAAATTCATAAGTTATAGTTTGTACATAATTTAAATCATGTGTTTGATTGTTTTGTAAATGATACATACAAGTTGAAGGAAACATTATAAATTTATTATCCGTAAGATCTATATCCCAAGATCTTCCTTTACCTCTATTATCATCGTAATATATTCTTACACTACATTCTTCTGTTTTTAACCCATACAACATTGTAAAATCTGGTGAGTTAAGTAAATCTACAGGATTTACATTTATAATAGGTTGTGAGGTTTGTCCTGGTTTATAAGCATCTACCCAAGTATCTTTACTTCCAATTGATAATTTATATTTTATTTTTAGGTGTTCTCGTATGTAAGTATCTAACATATCCCATTCTCTACTAAATTTAAATTTAGAATTAGATAACTCTGCTTTTACACCATCTAATATTAAAGAACCTCTTTGTATCTCAAAGTTTTCTGGCATTGAAACATCGCCATAATATATAGGTATTTCTGTTAAAACTATTTTATGCATAATCTTTCTGATCCATACATTAATTAATATATAGAATATTAATAAAAAGTCAACTATGCTAAATTATCGACTGCAATCCAACCTGTAGAATTATCAGCTTGATAAGCTGACTCATCCCATTGGTATTCCCAGTGATGTGTATTTGCGTTATTTTGATTTTCTTGTTCTGTTGTTAAATCTGGTTTTTCTAAAGGTGGTACCCATCCAAGAGTTACTCTTGTCCAAGATGCATAAGGTTTTGGAGGAATAAAAACATTATTACTTGGGTCCCAAATAAAACCTACCCCTGCGTAATTTCCTCTAAATGCTTTTGAGTCGTCACCAGATTTATGTTTATTTCCATATGTGTTATAAGAAGTTTTAATCCAAAGATGTGCAGGCCAGTTATTATTTTTTTCTAAATATGCTTGTCCTACTGATTCAGTTTCTACGCCTTCTTCATTTTGACAATCTGAATCATTTAAAGTAAGTACACCTAAAACTATATTCTCTTCTGATATTTTTGCAAAGTGTGCCATAATTATTCCTGGAACCTATATCTTATTACAACGACTCCTGAACCACCAGCGCCACCTTGATTTTCTCTATCTGTTTGTGGATTACCTGTATGAGGTCCTGGAGGATTACAAGTTGCTCCCACGGGTGAACCACCTCCGCCACCAAGATTAGTGCCACCTGAAGTTGCTAAAACTACATTTCCAGAACCTGGACCTGTAGTAGTTCCTGAGTTTCCTCCACCACCTGGACCACCAAGTCCTTTATTTCCATTATTTTGAATTGTTCCTTGTTGTCTCATTCCGCCACCACCGCCACCACCTCTTGTAACAGATGATCCTGTAATACTAGAAGCTGTGCCGTTTCCACCATTTCCACCTTTCATATTAGGAATAGGTACGCTAGAAGGTATTTGCACTCCTGCACCTTGTGCGCCACCACCGCCACCGGCACCATTATCATTAGCGTTTCCGCCACCGTTTCCACCGCCATCAGTTCCTTGAGCTGGACTTGTAGGAGGTACATTTCCACTTCTACCTGCAGTAGTAGTTCTACCACCACCGCCACCTGATCCACCACACATAGGGTTTCCTCCACCCCCTGCTGAAGTTATTGTTGAAAAAACTGAATTTGTACCTGAACCTTGAGGAGATGTAGTTGGTGGATTAACTGCGTTAATAAACCAAGGTGCACCTCCAGCGCCAACTGTAACTGGTACAGGTGATTCAACTGGTAAAGAAGCACAAGATGTTTTTGCTAGTGGGCTATTAGTCCATGGACCAGATACAGGCACTTCATGAGATTCTCTATAACCTCCAGCACCTCCACCTCCGGACATTGGACCGGCTCCACCGCCGCCACCGGCTAAAACCAAGTAATCAACTTTTGCTAAATCTCCGCTTCCAGCTGAAACACAAAAAGTTCCTGGACCAGTAAAAACGTGTACTTTAAAATTAGTATCTACTGTTGTTACAGTTCCACCAGTTGCTGCAATGTATGCATCTGGTTTTCCTCCGGCACCAAATCCTAAAACTTGATAACCAAAAGATTTACCTCTAGATTGTTTTTTTTTAGAACCTTTTCCAGTTATTATAAATGGATTTTCTACATCTTTCATAATTTTTATCCTTATGCGTCGTTAGCAGCATCAGTAGTAAAGAATAATTTGATACCTAGAACTCTACATTCACCGGTAAACGTATCACTACCGTCTGCTGCGTCTCTATATAATTGAAAGTAAGATTGTTCACCTGCTGCAGGAGATCCCGCAACTGTCATTGCACTACTTTCAGCTGTAATTTGTTGATCTTCAACTGTTCCAATACCAGCATCTGTAACTTCGATTGCTGTTCCATATGCAACATCGATAGTATCACCATCTGCACATGCAACACCTTGCAAACCAAAAATAGCATTTCCTGTGTTAGTCGTGCTAGGTGCCCAATAAACTTGGTAAGTTAAAGTACCTTCGTTCCATGATTTAGGCATTGCTATTGTAAATTGTGTATATTGTTTTGTACTAGCATCAAAATCAAATACTTTCATATCTGGTCTTGTAGCTGTTGTTTCTACTTGTTCTCCGTCAGCTCCATTAGTTGTTGCTGCATACATGGCTGCTGCTGGAATCCATATAGTTTCTTTACCTGCAATTTTAATTGCACCTGTAGCATCAGCACCATCTACTGCTTTAGCGACTCCAGTTCCATTAGGAGCTATAGTTATATCTCCATTAGCTGCGTCTGTAATTGTAATCGTACCTGAGTTAGTACCTGAATTAGTATCTAAAATTAAATCGTGTGCTCCGCTAGAAGTTATAGTTGCATTTGCGGCACCTGTTCCAAAAACTGTTTCTCCAGTTCCTTTTGGTTTGATAGCTATGTCAATGTTTGAATCACCACCTGTTGCAGATAGTGTAGGATCATTTCCTGTAGCAGCATTTGCTATTGTAAATTCGTTAACTGCTGAACCTGTAGCTGTTAAAAGTGCAAGTTCATTTCCGTTCGTATCTAAAATTGAAGTTCCAATTTTAGGTGAAGTTAAAGTTTTATTAGTTAAAGTTTGTGTTCCTGTAAGTGTAACATCACCAAAACTTAAACTATAAATATCTGGGTTAGTACCATCGTCTGCTGTAGCAAATACAAGTTGATCACCTTTATCTGTAGCAGAAAAAGTAAATGTATCTCCAGAACCAGAAGCATATTTAAATTGTACTGTGTAAGCACCTGATGTTGAATTTCTTAAAAAATAAAAGTTTTGAACATCTAAAGGAATTGTTACGATTTGATTTCCAGTAATAGAACCTGTAAACTCAATCATTCTATGAGACATGACTGCTCCGGTTGATCCATCAGAAACTGAAAGAGCTGTAGTTTGTGCACCACCTGCTATAGATTGTGCAGAATAGCCACCTGAAATTTGTTCAATGATACTTAAATTAGTATTGGTTTTTGTACCCCACGTACCGGCATTTTCTCCAGTTGCTTGAAGTTCTATACCTAGAGGTGTGTATGTTGATGCCATAAATTTTTATCTCCTATGCTATACATTACTATAGCTTGTATTTGATCCTGTTGCAACACTTGTATAGCTTGTATTTGATCCAGTGTCAATATTTGCATAAGCCTGTATTCCAATAATTCCTGCAGTAGATGTAAGCTCATCTGTTACTAATCCTTGTACTATGTCTGGAGGTGTAATAGACCCCGCTGATGTAGTAACTGCTTGTCCAGATAATTCATAAGCAACTTCTGTAATAATTGAACCCACACCAGATGTTGCAGATACACCTGTTACATCAACTAATTCAATAGAAGTAATTGTAATATCTCCTAAACCAAATGTTGATGATACTCCTGTTATTGGTTCAGTGCTTGTACCAAAAGTTAAACCTGGAGTTCCTAAACTTGATGTCGCTGAAACATTTGCTATTGGTTCAGTGCTTGTACCAAAAGCTAAACCTAAAATTCCTTCATCTGTTGTAGCTGTTTGTCCAGAAACAGAAACTGTTGGACTAATTACAAAACTAACACTACCAACACTTGTTGTTGCTTCTTGACCAGATAATTCATATGCAAATTCTAGTGTTAGAGATCCTACACTTGTAGTTACATCTCGGCCTACTAAAGTAAGAACCTGATTTGGAGATTCACCCCAAGAATTATCTCCCCATTCATCTCTACCCCAACCAACTAATGTTCCAGTGTAAGACATTGTTGGTGTTGCAAATTCAGATTGAACACCTGTAACAGGAACTCCAATCTCTGCATCGACCACTACACTTCCAATACTAGAAGTTAAAGAGTGGTTACTTCCTATCATTTCTAATAGGTATGCAACTTCTGTATTAATTGAACCTGTAGAAGAAGTTAATTCAAAACCTGAAACAGAAATAGTTTCATCTCTTCCTTCACCCCAATCAGCATCGTTCCAAGCTAATCTTCCCCAACCTGTTTCGTTAAATTCTTCAGAATTACCTAAAGATGTAGTAGCGGTTACACCTGTTAATCCTACAACTACAGTATTAGATTGCCATGTGTTTTGATTCCATGCAACTGAGGGGCTATCTCCACCCCAAATTGATGTTTCCGACATAAGGATTTCCTCCTTACGCTATACGAATGATTGCGTTACTTGCGTCTGCTGTTGGAAATTGAATTGTAAAAGTTCCAGAAGAAACTGTTTTGTCACCACCGAAAGCAATAACTGCTACTGCTTTGTCTGATTGTGAATCATTATAAATTAAAGCACCATTAGCTGTAAAAGAAGCAGAAGTATAACTTACATCTGAAAAATCACAAACTGCAGTTGATCCAGATAAAGCTGGAGTTACACTCGTTAGAGTTGCTCCACCTGCAGAGTATGCAGATCCAGATGTGTTAGATATTTCGTTTGATGTACCGTAAGCTGTAGTGCCAGCACCTAAAGATGCATCACTTGTAAATAAAGCTATTTTAAAAGTGTTTCCACTTGATGCTGTGAAGTTATGTGTTCCAACTAAAATCTCTTGCTTAAAGCTGTTACAAATTGCCGATGATATTGCCATAATATTTTATCTCCTATGGGTTTGCTGATTTAACTGGTATTCGAATAGCGCCATCTGTGTAGTCATCTCTTCGTCTTCTACCAACTTGTTCGTTAGCAAACTTTTGTACCTCTTGTTTATACTTATTTTCATATAGTGTCAACATATCTATTGGACCTTTTAAAAAACCATATGTCTCTGAAAGACAACAATATAATAGACCATTTGGAAAGTTTAAACTTATATAGTTGGAAGTGTTGCTAGACTCTAAAGTAGCTGGCATTTTATTATAATGTACTCTAAATTTGTATGTTGCATCAGGGACCGGAGCAAGAAACATTCTTCCTGATGTGGTATCTGTATTACCTGTGGCTCCTCCATACATAGAATAATATTTAGGTTTACCTCTTTTTGTGGACTCAGTTGAAGATACATATTCTTGTAAATAAGTTACATCTTTTTTTTCTAACCAAATATTTGCTCCATCTATAGCCGATGTAGAATCATATACTTGGATACCTCTTACAAAAAGAGCTCCTGCTGGAGCATTAATTGATTCTTGACCCACAACCAAATTACCTGATTGTTGAAGTCTGTCAGCATCTATTGGAATATCTCTCATTATTCTATACTGAGAGTTTAAAATTATATTTTCTAATATAGCTGTAGTTAAAACATTAGAATCTGTTTCTGTATAGTTTCTTATTTGTGTAACTAAATCACTATAACTTATACCAGCCATTATTCTGATTCCTTTTTATATTTTAAACGTATCTTTTTTTGTCTTGGAGTTTCCTCCACTTCCTCATACATTGTAAGATGAGGATCTTGTTTTTCAGATTTAAAAATATTTTTTATCCAGTTCCAAATTTTATTTATCATGCTTGTATTGTTATAGGCCCAACGGAACAACCGTAGCCTCCTCCTTTTACACCACCAGTTGTAGCAGTATCTGAATTAACTGTAAAGAAGAAGAAATTAGATATCATATAATCAGTTGTATTTCTTCCTGGATTTCCATCTCCTGTATCACTAACATATTTACCAGTTGTAATAGCATAACCTGATCCTTGTCCTATTTGCGCTCCTGTAATTCCATCAAAATTAGGAATTGTTGCATAAGCAAAAACAGGATTTGTTGTTGTTCCTGTTCCAGGTGAAATTGTTGGTGGACCTCTAAATAAATATGTTGTTCCGTTTGTTAAACCATGTCCAGGTGAAAATACATTTATAATTCCGGACCCTGCAGCATAAGTTTCAAAACCATTATTAGAAATCATTACAGTTGTAGCAGGTTCTGTTCTATCTGGTCTTACTTGTAATAAAGCAACACCATCTCCACCCACAGGTTTTGGTTCAAGTTGTGGTTGTTTAGGTTCATATTCTGTGTAATGCACAAAAGAACCATTCCACTCTCTAACCATTTCTCTATATGGAAATTCCATACCTGATCTATCAGAAATTGCTTTAGAATGTTTACCTGTTGCGTACTTAGACATTAAGTTCCTGGGTAATAAGCTTTTGGTGTAATAAATGTACTTGAAGCTGAACCATCTTCTGCAAGTGCTCTAGCTAATTCATCTTCATAATATAATTTCATTTGTTGAACCAATTGTGGTTGATATTTTTGTGCAAGATAAAAAGCTAGACCTGAAGTCATACAAGGAACAAATCTAAATGGAATATCTGTTGCGTTTGTATAATCTCCAACATCTTGAATTCTTTTTATGTAATAGAAATGCATATCTTTAGATGCATTTGTTGAATCAGGTGTAGGGTAAACGCTAATACTAACGTGATCAATAAATCTTTGAACCCAATATTGATTAGGTGTACCTTTAGAAAGTTTATTTGAAAAACCTGCATAAGTTGATCTATCAACTTTAGTCATAGGTGAATCAGATTGAGTTGTTTGTGTTCTATTAGCTCTTAATTGTGCTTCAAGGACATCGGACATTCCATATATACCATTTGGATTAGAAGTGGCACTTGTACCATCGCCGCTTGATCTAAAAAATTTATATTCTGCCTGTCCTTCAATTAAATCTAAACTTGTACTACCTATTTCCCAATAATGAATACCTCTATTACCCCATTCTTGAAATAGGATATTAAGAGATCTTCTGGCTGACTTCATTTGATAGCCAGCTACAGAATTTAATCCAATACGTTCAAAAGATTCTTCTATAATTTCATCAATAGAAAAAGTTTTATCGAACGTTGCTGTTCCCGAAGTAGTATTAGCCATTTAAACTCCTACGTTTCGTAAACTTTAATCCACTCACAAACGACTGTTCCGGTATCTCCTGCTGCACAAGCTGGTAATACTATATTAACGTCTCCAGTATAACCACTAGCTTTAGTGTTTTTTAAACCACCAAAATCAGAGTAATCATATTCCATTTCACCATTTAAACTTTGAAATACAACATCTGTTGTTGCATCCCATTGCATACGTAATGCGTCTGCTGGTGCAGTTACTGAAACGTTACAACTAACTTTATTAAGTCTTACAGTTTTGCAAGTTTTACCATTGTTTGATGTTAATTCAGAAACGTCAACTATTTTAGTTGTGCTTCCAGAGTTATCAGAAACTACATTGTAGTGAGTAATAAGTTTTTTTGCTCCGTCAAATACAGTTGTATTTAATACTGTGTCTGCCATGTTTTGTCCTCCTTTTAAAGGACGCCTGCATTACCAGGCGCCCCGAGTTAATTTATTTATTACGCTGCAAATACAAACGCACCAGTAACTTGAGTAGTCTCAGCTGCTAGTTTTGTTGCAATGTGCCACGTACCTGTTTCGTAACAAATGAAAGCAATTTGTCCACCAGTAGTCAACAAATTTGTTGCTGCGTTAGCTGGTGTAAAAGTTAATTTAGTTTCACCTGCTGCTGAAGTATCAAAAGTTACTTCACTTGAACCTCTTGATTCAATCACTGAACCAGTTGCCCAAACATCAGAACCAGCTGCATCAAAAACTAATGTTGCTGTTCCACCTGTAGTGTCTTTTGATTGACAGTAAATTACAACTGTTCCTTGTGTTGCTGCTGGCAACGTACAAGTTGCAGCTGCTGCACCTGTGTAATTTATTACAGAAATAGTGTCTGCTGCTAGTGTAATACTAGTAGCTGTTGCTACATCTGAAATTGATAAACCAGTTAAGTCAGGCATACCTGAACTCATTCTAGTTGTTACTGCTCCCGTAGTTGCATTTTTAGTTGCTACTTGGAAACCTTTTTCGGACCTTACCGGTCCATTAAACGTAGTTGATGCCATAATTATATCCTCCTAGTTATCGAACATAGTCTCTAGGCCGTCGACTATACGCGTCTATGTTCTAATTAATTGTATAGTAACAAAAGTATATACTAGTTTTGAGTAGAGTGCAAGAGAGCCTGTAATGCGAATTGAATTTATTCAACGATGTAGCTTTTGATTAAGTAGCTACTGAAACTTCAGGAGCAGAACCTTCAATACTGTTCTTTAAGTGAGCAATTCTAGCTTCTTCCAGCTTAATGTCAGTGATGATCTGTTTTACTTTGTCATCAATTCTGACCATTTCAAGAGTATATCTATTATTAGATAGATGCTCCTGTTCCCACTTCAACTCCAAGGACCTTTTTGCTTTGTATAGGTCTTGTATCATCTATAACCTCCTCATAGGTTATTCTATTTACCTTGTCATTATAACTATTT